TATATGTCAATTGTTTTCCGAATTATACCTGTCTTCGCAGCATCTGTGTAAACCATTCCTAGTTTAGCAAATGCTGGAATCAATGTCTCCATGTTGAAGAATTCTGCCGCAATTGGCGAAACTCCTACAACATTGTCGTCTCCATAAATAATCATTCGTACATGTTCATGAAATGCCTTCATACTGCGGTATTCTGGTGGTGCCACCATCAACCATACAATGCGAAAACATATTTTAAGTGCTATTGTGTCGATAATTGTTGTGCCAACGCATCCTGACGGTACATTGTGTAGTGCTTGATATATCACTCCACGAAAGTAACGCGTTGCATTGACGACATTTGTCCAAATTGATTCCCGTGCAGTGGTGTTACCATCACTGTACAGTCGATCGAGTATCTCTTCAACACCCCATAGCGCTTCCAACGCTAATGAGACGTCAAGTCCTTGAAAATCTCCATCGAATGCAGTGTGTCCATATTTTGTGATGTATTTGAATAGTGCCTCCCATTCTGCCGACCACACATTTATCCCCACACCAGAACCATTGTAAATCCTGTTGTGTTGTATGTGTGTCAATGCGGTCTGGAAGTATTTCCGAAATAAAATGTTGAAATGCATAGGTCCATTAGAGAAAACTCGCGTCTTCCCCTCTTCCACCTTTGCTATAGGTCTACGTTCATCTTTCAATGTGTCTACCCATAGCACATCCATTCTCTCACCATTTTGTGCTTTCTTTTCCAAGTCTTCCACATCCTGTCGTAATCGTTGTGCATTTTCTGATGTAAAGTCATAATCATCGCGTCCCATCCATTTGGTCTTTCCTTTTCCTCTGTTCTTCTCTTTAGAATAAGGATAACCTGGGGATGTAACGCGCGATATTCCATGTATCAATTCCTCTGTCTCCACACCAGCAATTGCTTCCTCGTGTGTTAACACCTTCATCTCAATCTTCGTGTCTCTGTGGTTATATGCCAACTCTTCAAAGACATCGTCGATAGCGATTCGTAAATGTTCTGGATCAAGGCGAGGCAATGCCTTGCCTCCTTTCTCTGCTCCCATCCTTAAAGGATCTATCAATTTTCCCTCCTTTTCAAATGGTCGTAGATAAGCTGGTTTACATGTTGGTGTCGATAATTTTCCGTGCAATGATGATGGTATAATGTTAGATTTAGCAATTTCTGCTGGTCCATCTGGTAACGAACCAACAGGCAAGAATTCTCCTTTAATAGGAACCTCTGCAGGTTCCAGATGTGAATAGGATCCTTCCATTTGTGCTAATTTGTCAAAATTTTCCAAAGCAGACTCAATCATTTCTCTCCATATTGCCGAAGCCCAGTTCTTCCCACTGGCGCTACCGGCAACATGCATTCCTATAATCTTCTCTGCTGATTGTCGATCGCAAACTGTGAGTAT